TTACGGACTGTATTTGCATCACAACAAGTTCCAACATTCTCCTCATAACGAAAATGTTTTCTCTTTGTTCTGAATTTTGTAGATCACTACTTAACCATTCTTGATTTAAGTCTGATCGAATTTTTTGCACTGCTTCTATAAATAAAGGGTTTTCTAATACTTGTTTTGCTTCAAGGCTTCTTTTTTGTTCGTTGTCTGCCATTATTATCTATATTTGTTATTAAAGTCTGATAATTTTTTTGACTGTTGTTTAAAATTAAAAGTTCTTTCACTAGCACTTTTTTGTCTATCAGCTTTTGGAGGTGAATAAGAAACTACTTGAGACGCACCATAATTAGATTGGAATGGCCTTGAATCTCTACCACTTAAATTTATCGTACCAACATCATCAGCTTTATCGCCTCTGCTTTGTTTTATATATACTGGCTCATCTTTTTTAGTTTCTTCATTGTATCTATAATCATAAGGTGTTTCTGCTTGTGCATCTAAGTTTAATCCTTGTTTTCTAGCAAGGTCTTGTTCAAAGGCCTGATTTGCTTTTACAAGATTTAAATTACCACCTTTAGCAAATGTTAATGTTCCGTCATCTGCTCTGTTAATAACACCAGCGTTAACCAATCTATTTACATCAAACGCAGTTGATAGTTGGCCCATTGGAGTAAATCTTCTAAACATACCGCTTAAACCTGTGCCATAAGGATCTATTTCACCTGATCCATCATATGATTTTGCTGTTTTTGCTGTTAAACCTTCAGCACCTAATCCTAAGTTCATAAAAGCATTTTGTGTTGGACTAGGAATACTACCTACACCTTGATATATGGGTTGTGTTTGATTACCGCCACCACTTTCATTTGTTGTTTCTTGTTCGCTTTCAGCAAGTATGCATGATTGTGTTACTGGATCGTAAAAATATCCATTTGCATTATCACATACTGGATTGCCATTTTCGTCTGCTACTGGAGGAGTAAAAGGAGGTCTTGGATTGACATCTGTATCGTTAGCATAAAAACCTTCAGGAGAGTAAGGATTACGAAAAACATTATTTGCGTTCATATCTTGCGGTAACATAGGCGTTGTTGCTGTGCTTCCAGTGCCTAAATAATTGTTAATCACAGACTGTGCATCTGTTCCCTGAAAAAATGGTGTAAATGCCATTAGTTAATACCTTCCTTTAGAATTTGTGTTGCTAATTTTTCTTTATCTATTTGTTTACCTTCTTCTTCAGCTAATATCTGTGTAGCTAATTTTTGTTGGTCTAAATTCATTTTTTCTGTTTTGTAAATTTCGTCTGATTGTTGTTTTCTTGCTTTCAGTTGTAGTTCAGCTTGATCTTTTTGCTGTTGTCTTTGTAATTCTGCTTGTGCCAACTGTAGTGTTGGATCAGGTTTTTTTTGTTTTGGTTGTGGTGGTGGACTGTTAGCAGGATTGTTGAAGAACTGACTTGCATCTTTGTAACCTGCATTTTCTAAATACTTCTCTAAGGTGTTATAAATCTTTTGCGGATCTACAATACCCATTCCCCCTGCACTAATAAGTTTTTCTTGTACTGCAAGAACTCTACTTAAAACTTCAAGTTTTTGATCCATAGATCCACTGCCTAATCCTATTTGCACTGTTGCATTATATCTGTGTACCCATTCTCTAGGATTCATAGGAATAAACTTTCCTCTGAGTTGGATAATGCGTTCTTGATCTTGATACTTACATACTTGAGCTAGGATTCCTTGAAACATTCTTTTAATGCCTTCACTAAAGTTTCTTGCATACAATTCTATTCTTTGTGTCGATGCGTTCATCATAATGTTTGAACTTGTAGCAGTCGTATGAGATTTATTGATAGTATCGGAGTCTAATCCCATTTGGACCTTAGAAACACCTGACCTAGCTTCTCTAATCTCATCAACTTTACCAATCATGGCTAAACCTTCTTGCATGAAGTTGGGTGCTTGTAGCGGAGTTACTGCATTAGGTGATTTAACTCTGACAATACCTCCTGCTCTTGAATTTAAAATGTCATCTATGTTTGCTTGTCCATCTACAACAACTGTTCTTGCGTTATTTTGTAGATAAGCATTATTGAGTGTCTGTCTAAGTAGTGTTGTTTTAATTTCTTGAACATCACCAATTAAATCGTAAATAGATAATCCAAAAAACCTATGAGGCATAGGAATTGCTGTTACCATAGCATAAGGGATTTCTTCTATCGGCTCGTTCTCTAATATGTTGTAAACATTTTGACTAGAACCCCCAACGACTATGTGTCTGAGTTCTGCTATACCATCATTGTCATAATCACATTTCATATAACAGTCTGTGACTGCTACGATTGTTAATAAAGGATCAATGTTTTGAAAATCTTGTGGTGTTGTCTGATCGTCAAAGGATCTTCTTGTAACTGCTTCGGTATTATAGATATCTTCATCAGCAGGACCTAATTCATTGACTAATTTCTTATCAAAACCCATGTCAATTAGTTCTGATCGTGTTTTAAAAACTCTTTGGCCTATAAAATTAGAATCTTCAATGCTTGTTGCAGATTTACTGATCAACATAGATTCAGGTGGAACATTCTCCACGCATATTTTGCCATAATCCTTCACTCTTTTAACTTTGACATTAAAAGTTTCTTCCATTTGGTCCATGTTATCGTAATCAAGTTCAGTAGCGGTATCTTCTACTTCAATGACCTCTACTTCAGGATCAGCAATCAAGGATTGGTATTCTGCACCTGTTAAATTTTCATAAGATTCTTGTTTTTGCTCTTTAGATTTTTTCCAGTAGTATTTGACAAAGCCATTTTTGCTTATTAAGGCATCTTTAAACATTGTATGAAGGATTGAGTAGCCATTATTGTCTTTCATAAACACATGATTAATATAATCACTTGATTGATCTGCATATTGCACATCTTCAGGTCCTTGTGGTTCAAATCTGACTATGCTTTCGCCCTGTGTAAACACTCTCATCATAGAAGGCAGTATGCTTTCAACAACTTCTAAGACATCTTGTGATCTGACTTGTGATTGTCCTTCGATTTCGTTGCCTAATGGCTCTCCTAAGTAAAACTTGAGGGCATTTTTTCGTTGGCTAGAAAGCTCTCCACCATAAAAACCTAAAGAGTTTGTAATCTCTTGTCCTATAAGTGATTTGAGTCTGTCTTTTGTTAATTTCATACTATTCCTAATCTTGGGTAATTAATTTCTGTGGCCCAGTTTTTCGTTTCCTGTAAACCTGTGCAAAGATATCTAAATGCGTCTGCACTGTGAGAAGTCCAATCGTGTTGTGGTCGATTTTTTGTGACACCTCTGTCATCTACTGCCCATTTATATTGTCTCAAGGCATCAAGACCTTCTTTGGTCTTGTCAAAATCAAACCAACACCTTGAAAGTGTCATTCTGACTGCGTTAATTCCATCTTCTATACTCATCTTGGGTACTATGCTTGTCGATAAGCCTAAACTTTGTGCTATCTCTACTCTTGATTTGCCAGTTCCAATCTCTCGGACATTGGCATCATGGGGTAGATAGTGTGTATCGTACACATAACCCCTATTATCAAGAACTCCTGCGTAATATTCTAGTGATTCACCACTATCTTCAAAATAATCTATAAGGTGAATTGCTGTTCCTTTTTGTTGGACAAACCATATAGAGGTTTTATCCGCCATTCCCAAATCCCAAAAGGTAGATACCTTTGATGTAGGATCATAAGGCACAGAAGTCACTCTTTCATCATCATCTGCTTTGTTTAATCCTTGCGAGTAAATAGCTCCGATAGCAGAACTCTCAAAACTACACTCATATTCTGCCTCGTATATTTCAGGAGGCATTAATTTTTTTGCTTCGGATAATTCTTCTTCTTTAACAACCTTAGTATCTGATGCTTTAAACTTTTCGGCATACCACTTCTCGTTGTGCATACCATGATTATATAGATCAAAGAAGGAGTTATGACCTTGAGGAGTACCAATCGCAATCATAAATCCTTCCCTATCTGATAGAGCAGGTCTTATAACTTCAGTCCACATTTTAGGAGGCATTTGTGCAACTTCATCAAGAACCACTCCATCAATATAGAGTCCTTTAAGTGTTTGCGGTCTCTCACACCCTAGTAGCTGTATTCGGCCACCATTAGGAAGTTCGGCCCTAAGTTCTGTTTCATGGTAGTCCATGTTAGGAAGAACAGAGGTATAATGTTTTAGATAATCCCAAGCAATCCTTTTCGCCATACTGTATGTCGGTGCTATATAATAATAGCGAGGTCTAGGTAGAGTGCATTGGAGGCACTTCTTAATCAGTTCATTGACTGTTAAAACAGTCTTGCCAAATCTTCTATGACAAACAAGAACATTAAATCTTACTAAGTTCTTGTGTATTTGTTGTTGTAATTCTCTAGGCTTGTATGGAATAGTAATTGTACTCATACATCTTCTTTCTTTTCCCCATTGTAAATGTCTTGAATCCTAGAAATTGTGCTATCAGGCACGATTCCTCGCCCTGAGTTTTGTTTTACAGGTGTCTTTTCGCTTATGTGTTTCACCATCATGGCAAAGACATCTAATTTTTTAGTTTTTTTTGTTTTTTTTTTCATGTAATAAATCCTTATGCAGATGTAACTCATTGGTAGAGTGTTTCCTTGACATGGAAGAAGTAGGAAGTTCGATTCTTCTCATCTGCACCAAGCCTTAAAGGAGTTGTGCTTGTGTTGTAATGAGTTAGCTAACATTTACACTAGCAAGTGTGGGGGTGTTCTTAAAAAATATTATTTCTAAATTAAATAAAAATGTGCGTCTATACTTGTCAAGTATGGTCCTATTGTTGATATACAACAATTCTAGAATAATTATTGGTATAAAATGCGTATAAAATATAAATAAAGGTCATATATGACACCATAACAGTTCATATTTGATCCCTTTAAGAGTTGTTAAAAGTAATTTGTTGTATTTTATAATTTCAACAATCAATCTATTATCCTGGTCATGTCATCATCAACACAATCAAACAATATCAACACAAACCTATTACAAAGCTATCTATTATCTATATAAGTTCTTCTTACTCTCTTTATAGACTATTCTATATATAAGACTGTTTTAATATCTGTTTATTCTTAATTCGTATTAGTTTACTTATAATTCATTAATAATTGGTTAAATTTACCCCACAAAATTATTTAAAATAAATTAATATTATTTCTCTTTTTTTATCTTTTTTTCTTGTTTTTTCTTTTTATTTCTTTATATTTAATTTAATTAATGATTATACAAAGGAAGCGAACAAATGAACTTAATAATAGAACTTAAAACAGTATATGGTAATGATCTTATCTATCCTGTTTGTGATAAAGCAATCAAACTTTGTCAAATTACCAATCAAAAAACATTTAGCCAATTCGCAATCCAAAAATTAAAAGAAGTTGGTTATACATTTACACAAAAAGAAGTGAGCTTGTAATGACTGATTATGATGCAATTGGAATTTGTGAGGGTTTTGTCGAATGTGAAAGCGAAGAACAAAATATAGAAGCGTGGCAACATTTAATCAGTACGGGTTTAGCATGGACGCTTCAAGGTTCGTTTGGTCGTATGGCTAGAGAATTAATTGAAGCTGGAATTTGTGAGGATAAACAATGTTGAAAATGTCAAATTCAAACATTATCAATATCGTATCTGGCCAGACTACTGTTGATACTTACCTATTACATGATGATGAAGAGTTTATAAAATTTTTTAGCTCATTAGTAGTAATTGGTGATGATAATCAAACAATGATTAAAAAATTAGTTAATTGGGTAAACGACAATTATTAGATATTTATACAAAGGCCTTAGGGCTTTTGTATCAATACCTAAAGTATTGAAGATTGGAAGCGAACAAAAATGAAAGACACTATAACAAGCTCACATTTTACAGATGTGATGACAAAAGAAGGCTATGGATTTAGTTATGAAGGATCTAAAGCATTATTTAATTATTTAACAGAATATGAAGAAAGTTGCGACACTGAATTGGAGTTTGATCCGATTGCGTTTAGATGTGATTTTGATGAGTATGACACTCTAAAAGAATGTTTGGATCAATACGACAGTGTAAACAGTTTGGAAGAATTACAAGATCATACTACTGTAATAGAAGTTCCGAATAGTGCATCAATAATTATTCAGGCGTTTTAAATGTTTTTATCTGGTCTTAATGGTGCTGACATCATATCACTAGCTATATT